GAAATGAACTATACTTCTTTCTAAAGAAGGTCGTATCTTCACTTTATCTGTATGTGTTATAACCCATAATTTGTTGGTTGGTATTGAATCATCAACATCATATCCCTCTGTAGGTCTAATAAAGAAGTCCAAGATCGGTGTTTGATAGGTGTAAGCCTCAATCTTTCCTCTGTATAAATTTTCATAATCTTCTCTTTTTGTGTAGATGTAGATGGAACTAGCCATATATATAAACGGATATACTTAAATATAAAGCCTTCGATATTTATTATATGAAGAAATGTGGTGAATGTAAGAAAAAAACATATGGATATTCAGATGGTGTACATAATGTTTGGGTATGTTGGGCATGTGGACAATTTGAAGGAAGTGGAAGTGATCCATTTTTTCCACAAGTAGTTATGGCTAATCCACAATTAGTGTGGGCTATGATAGGTGAGAAGATGCTCACACCAATCGAGAGTGGGGAGTGATGACAGAATTTGAACAGTACGTTAGAGAAGAACTTAAAAAAATTGAAGAAAAAGTCGATGATAATACGATCAAGACTATACGCTTAGAAGTTAAATTTGATGAGTATAGGCTACACACTATGGATAAACGCCAAATGGTGAAATCGTTCGTAATGATAGTGTTAGGCGTGGTAGGTTCGATTATAGCCTTTGTACAACTATCCAATTTTATATAATCCTTAAATACAACCTCATTTTATATGGGATATGGTAGAAGCATTAATACTTGTCGCTATTGCATCAGCAATAGGAGCAGGTCTGAACACGCTAAGAGGATGGTTACATTCTGACGGAGAGCCTTATTCTGTAAGACGACTCGCAGGATCACTGATTATTGCTACTTTCGCTGCTCTGGCACTTGCACAAATCCAAATAGTAGATGGATTATCCGATGCTGGAATAGTATTGGTAGGTCTAACGGTTGGATTTACTGCTGATTATGTAGTGACAAAAGCCAAGAAAGAAGTCGAGGCATAGACCAAAAGACAGGTAAATAGGGCATTATTTTACAAACCCTTTACCAGTTTAACATTATCTTTATAAATAAAGAGTATATATAAAATACGATGGAACAGTTATTCTTTAGAACGCTAGTTACTAAGGGCTTAATGGCTAAATCAGATAGTGATGAAAGGTTCTTCGAGGGTATATTAACAGTTGAGATGAAGGATAAACAGGGAGAGATAACTATAGTTGATGAATTATACAAAGTATTACCAATATGGATGGATAGGGGAGCTCCTATCACAGATACACATTCAAATAGAGTAGTGGGTAAAGGTATTAATTTCGCAAAGACTACAGCAGATGATGCAGAAGGAAACACATATCCAGCTATAAAGATTACAGGTAAGATACATAAAGATTATGAATTAGATGATGATATTTGGAAGAAGATAACAAATGGCACATATAAGGGATTAAGTTTTGGTGGTGCTACAAAAGCAGATAGAGAACCTGTCAAAATGAAAGATGGTTCTATTGCATATGCTTTAACTGATTTAGAGCATTATGAGGTAGCAGTATGCGAAGATCCAGCAGTTCCGCTGGCGTTGATAACTCATACAAATCCACTGTCAAAAGCTATGATAGAACATGAAGATTTAGGAAATGGTAAAATGAGGATAAAATGTAATAAATTTGGTTGTTATGTCACAAAGCCAGACTTTTCAAATGCAGGTGGTGATCAACATGGTATGTATAACCAAGACGTAGATGAAGATACAAGTTCAGGAAGAAAGATAAAAGAGAGACTTGCTGATAATTCAGGTGATGGATCAGGTGGATTTGGCAACGAACAAGGAAGTGAGGGTATAGGAGAGTGGCAAGGTCAAGATCACCCACAACCAAAAGAAGTTAAAGAAAAAGACATGGGGCAGGGTAGAACTGGTGGTGTTAGAGGATTAGGTGGTTATAATACATCACAGCAAGGATCTGAACCAACTACACAGATTACACCAGTAAATGACGATGAAAAAGATAAAATTAAAGAAATATATATAAAGGAGGAAAAGTTTAATAATGATAACAACATGACAGACGACAACAAAAAACCTGAAGAAGAGAAGAAAGTCGCTGCCGAGAATAAGGCAGTAGACGATAAAGAAGAAGAGAAAACAAAACAGGCTGACGACAAACGAGAAGAAGAAGAAAAAAGCAAAGCTTTTGAAACTTCTATCAAAACTGGCTTTGATGGTATATCAGAGCAGTTGAAAAGTGTTGCAGAATCAATCAAAGGTATAGATTCAAGAGTGAAAGCTCTAGAAACACCTACCGACCTACCAGCAGCTCCAGCAGGAACTCAAGGTGGAGATGATGTCGGAGCTGATATTACAGTTCCAGCACAACCATATCCGCAAGGAGATCAAGCAGGACTAGATGATGATCGTGTAGATGGTAATAAACCAGCGAATGATGCAGCACCATCAATGCAAGAGAAACCACTCAATAAAGTGAGTGAGCCAAAACTTGTAGCAAAGTCACAGCACACGTTTTCCACTGAAACCCCACGACCAAATGCAGCAATCGAGAAAGCAGGAGAGAGTCAAACAGACTTTAGCCCAATTCTAAAAGATGCAAGAGCAGAAGGTTATGAAGGTTTAAGTTCAGTAGCAAGAAATATTCTGACAGGAAAGTATTACAAACCAACAGACGAAGAGGTACGAGGTTTCTAAAATGGTTCAAATAAAGACCATCGATGAACTTGAAGCTCTTTACTATGGGTACAATCGTAACCTACTTAGAAAAGCAGATGCACCAGCAACTACTTCCACAGCGGGCGTTTTCAACGCAATCTATGGAGCATATGCATGGGCTCAACTTAACTTAGAGGCTAACGCATTTGGTATTATGCCAAAGTATCCCTGGGACAAGTCTGGATGGAGGGTTATTACAGCAAAACCAACTCTGAACACCAATCAGGGCAATACAGCTCTAGGTGGTACAGCAGAAGGTGGAAATATTGCCGAAACTGTAAAACCAACACTACAAGAAATTGATGTTAGACCAAAGACAGCACAACTGCCTTTCTCTGCATCCGAAGTAATGGAGTGGTTGGCAACACACAGTAAAGACGATATATGGGGAGGCTTAGGTTCTCTAAGACTTTACATGGCTGTACAACACAAAGAATTTCTTAACAGACAACTACTTGCAGATGTCGAAGGTTCAGTTTCTGGATCAGGCACATGGGCTGGAACTAAAGACTTTGAGTCTTTAGATAGAATTGTTTCATCAAGTGCAGAAGAAGGTGCATTAGGTGGCTCAACAACTGGCTCTTATGATCCCTGGGCAGCAAACGCAGCAATCGACAGAGATAGTGGAACAACTTTTGACAGTACAGTTGAATCAGCTTCTGGTACGATCGGTACAAATGGAGTTTTAACTGACGACACCCTAAGATCTTTCTTACGAAAGATTAGGATTGCCGCTGGTAAAGATCCTAATGTATGGCTCGGATCACACGAAGTTTATTCCGAAATACAAGGCTTATACATGCCTTCTGTCCGTATTCCAAATCCATACGGAGAGAGCTTAGTACAAGTCGATGTCAATGGTATCCAAACTTTCAAAGGCACTGGCGTAGGTATTCACGTAGATTCTATCTATGGAATCCCATTCATCCCATCAAAGGATGCACCAAGTAACTCTAGCGACTCAAGTGAAGTTGGTAGATTATTCGCTTTCGATACAAGCGATGCTGAAGGTTACGGCTATCCAAGAATAGGAATACAAATCGCAATCCCAACAGAATACTATGAGGCAACTCGTAGATCACCAGGATATCCATTTGTCAACAACGCATTTGTTGAGAAAGGTGTATTCAGGACAATGGGAGAAACTGTTTGTAGACACTTCAAATCACAAGGTAAGATCAGAGATATAAAACTCTAGAATAAAATTGAAAGCCTTCGGGCTATATTTTCTTTTTTTTAGTAACACTTAACTTTACGTTAGGAAATATTTATATATACTATTATATGATATTATATATGATCACATATATAATTGGAATGATTGCTATTGGTGTTTTAGCTATTATAATGCTTAGAAGAACTGGTAAAAATGAAGCTGTAAGTTTTTCATTAAAGTGTAAAGATTGTGGTTATCATAAAGGAATACTCAAATGTGTTCAATGTGAAGATAGAAAGCGAGATAATTGGCGATAATCTTTATAAGTGAATAATCTACCTCAAATCATGGTACAACTATATCATAACGAGAAATTAGCGAAGGCAAGGGATTTGGTAATAATATTCCTGTTTGGTTCTATAGTAATTGAAACAATCACAGGTATAGAATTATTAGGTACTTGGTGGAAGTAATCTTTATAAGTCTTTAGGTATTTATAATATCAATGGCATTAACAATCAGCTCATCAGATTGGACAAACGCTAACGTGAGAAAAACTCTCTCATGGCAAGCAGCTTTGGTTTCAAAACTGCGAGTATATGCTATCAAAGTCACCTTTGGTGCTTCTGATAACTATGCGACCAACGGAGTGTCGGCTGACCTCAAAGAGGGCAGAATATCTACACTAGTTGCAGTGACTCCTACATATACGGATTCAAAACTAGTAGTACAATACGACAAAACCAATGAAAAGATCAAAGCTTTCACTGGTTCAGGCAACGGTAATATCTTAGCAGAAGTACCAAATGCTTCAGCGTTAGTAAATTCGAAAGTATTCGAGTTTCTAGTCATAGGCTACTAGAGTCCAAAACAGCCAACTTTTTTTTTCAACAAATGTTATGACAAGTCAACAATGTAGCTGAAGGAAAGGTTAAATACCCCACCTGTTTAAGTATAGTATGGTAACATTAACAAGCAAACGAGGAACATCAACCATAAAGACACAAGACGTTATGAATTGGGCTGGACAAACTTTCAAGAATTTCGAGAAAGCAAGATTAGCACAAATCAAGAATGAAACATTAACCATAAAACGTGGAACTGATGTAGTCAAAGTGAAAGATATTCCTACCGTTTCAGGACTAAACCTTACAGGTCAGACAATAACCGTTAATAGAGGAACGGCTGTAATAACCCTCTAATTTTTTTTTTACAAATGCTTTATATAGTCATATATGTATAATATGTTATGGAGAACGTGTTTGTATATGGAACTCTTCAAAATTCAACTCAAAGATTTTGGATTTTAAAACACAGGGTAGATGCAGAAGATGATAGGCTAGAAGATTATAGTAAGGTCATGCACTCTTATCTCGTCACATATCCTACAATAAAAGAGGATAAAGGTAAATTTGTTGCTGGTGTTGTATTCAAGGCAGAATCATGGGATATAGAAAGAATGGATCGTTATGAAACAGCTAATTATAAGAAGATAAAAGTAAAACTGGTAAGTGGAAAAGAAGCTCTTGCTTACATCGAAGCGTAAGCAAACCTTATATAGGTCTATTGAATATAATAGATATGGTTGAACTAAATCATAATATAGTATCATTTAACAGTGACACTCTTATAAAAGGTAGTCATGGTGTCTTAGTGGCTGTTTTTGTCACAAAGAAAGGATCTGGTACAAATAAGGTCGAATTTAGGAATGGAACTACTGCAAGTGCAACGCCTGTAGAATGTAGTATATTTACGGCAATAGAAGGAAACTATCAAAACATACATAGAAGGTTTGAGAATGGTATATTCGCAGATTGTGATGGTAGTGCCGAAGTAACTGTAGTCTTTAAGTAAATTTAAATACCTTAAAAGTTTATATAATACATGGTAACAACATACTGCACAGTAGGAGATGTGGCTGATTTCCTTAGAATACCTATAACTGCAACATCAAGTCCAAACAAAACACAAGTGGAAAAGATAATCAATAGGAAAGAAGACGAACTTGATAGGAGAATGGGACATGCATGGAGATCAAAGAAAATAACAAGAGAATTACATGATTTACCTTTACTTTATACTTTTGGGTGGGGTACACCTTTATTCTTAGCACATAGAAACTTATATGACCTCGATGCTGCTGAAGGAGATAAGATAGAGATTTGGCAGGGATCTTCTTCTAATTGGGAAGACATATTAGGAAATAGTCAATGGTATGATGCAAACTATGAAAGAGGTACAGTACACCTTAGAGGTTTTATATTTTCAATTTTAAGAAAAAATAGAGTTAGAGTTACTTACAGATATGGTGGAGAATCATTTGGTGGAGATACTGTAATACCTGGAGATATTGCAGATGTTATTATTAAAATGACAGCCATTGAACTTGTTAACACAAGTCTTAGAATGGACAGATTACCAATGGGAGGAACTGGAATAGACTTACAAGCTGTGAAAGCAAGATGGGTTGAAGATATTGAAAAATGCATTGACAATCGTAGAGAAGTCTATATCATACCATAATGCCTTTTAAAATACCTCAACCAGATGGAAGAGTCATTTGGATTGGAACTAATCAGTTTAGAGTTGGTGGACTAAAAGGTTGGGTGACAAAAAAATTAAGAAGGGGAATACCAGGAATAAAAAACATTAAAACATTAAGCGGATTGATTAAAAGACTTGAAAAATTACAACGGGAAGAAGGTTATCAAAGAACAAAGGCATGGCTATTAGAACATGATTTTTCACCAAGAATGGTAAAAGAGTTGTTGGTATACATGCCTGATCGTGGTAAAATAACAACAAGGGGTGCATTAGATGATACGTTGGCATATGAGTTTTTTGGAGTTCCACAAGGAACACAACCAAATATAGAAAACTTTCGACCCTGGGTAGAGCGAGTAGTACAAAGAGATCCTAAAATGAAAGAAGAGTATGACCAAAAAACAGAAAAAGGAAAAGAAAATATGATTAAACAGTTAACATTCTTGTTTAGTAGATCTGTAAAAGAAAAGGGATTACAAAGAAATTATACTATAGGAGAGTTAGATCCTTTTAACCCAAATAAAGTAGCTGTATATTGGCAAGGACAAAGACGTGTAATTGAAAGATATACACCAAGACAACCCTGGCGTTCTAAGAAGCTAGAACAAGCAGCAAGGGTTATGGGAGATCAAAAACTATTAGATTACCTACAACAGAGAGGACATCCATAATGGGAATAGCAATATATGATACAATAGATGACGTCATATCCATGATAAAGACAAAGTGGAATACGAGTACAGGTGGAGTTATACCTAGAATAGAGAGAATATGGGATGAGAAAACCATAGGGCTTGGGGATATGGAGATATCAAAAGGTATAATATTAATTGAGGCTATGGACGAAACTGTTAAATATTTCAGCCTATATGGATCAGATCATATGCACACGATAGATTTAACTTTGGATGTAAGATCATATCAGAATATAGATAGACATAATGTTATAATGAATGAATTGGCAAGAATTATAAAAGATCAGATAAGGCGTGATGGTTTTGTTGACTTGAGAATAGTAGGTACAATTCCACTTTCAAGGCTATACAGAAACATGTTTAGACATATGATTAGAGTGACTTTTAGGAAGATGAATCCATGAGAGTAATCTTTATAAGCAAAAACCTCAAATCAGTAGTGAGAAAGAATGGTTAGAACAGGTGCGAGTAGTTATATTCGATATGGATGGGAATCAACATTTGGAGCAGCTCCAACATTATCAACCTTAGATAAGGCATTTGGACTAAATGCACGACTAACAAATTGGGATTTAACAAACAGCCCTAAAGATTTACCAACATTAGGACAAGTAGAAGTTAAAGATTATGCCTATGGACAACAAACAGGTTCAATGGGCGTGGATTTTGTATTATCAAACCCCTGGATTTTTGGAGCGGTTTATGACGAACCAACAAGAACAGGAGCATCACCCTATGTATATAAATATGGAACAACAGCAGGAGTTCACGCAGCAGCAAAATCAGTAAGATCATTTACTACTGAAGTGGGTTTTGAGGGTGAAACAAACACAATGGTAAGAAGAGGACTTGGATGTGTTGCAAACTCATTAAGTCTTAGTACAAGTATTGACGGAACTGTAGATTGTTCAATGGGTATAAGTTATGGTAAAGAAGATTCAACAAGTGGATCTGTTTTTACAAGTGGATTTGAAGCATCACCACCAGCAGACGATATAGCATTTCCATATACATTTGCACATGGTCAGTTAAAATGGGCTGGTGAAGGATTGGCAGATACAACATCAGCTACAAGCATAGTAGCAGAATTACAAGATGCAAGTATAAACTTTTCACAAAACCCAACATTACTTTACACTATAGGAAGTCATCAATCAGTATCTTCATTCAGAAGAGTATTTGATATTACAGGATCATTCACAGCATCATGGAAGAATGATGACAAACTTAACCAACTATTAGACCAAGTTAGAAAACCACCAACATCAACAACATCATTATCATCAGCACCAGAGATAGAATTGGTATTTACCAATGATAATTATGGTGATACAGCAGATGCAACAACAAAAGACATAGTAATAAAACTACATGGTGTAAGACCAGACTCACATGGAGTATCAGGAATACAGCCAGTAGAACCAGTGTTTGAGAATATTGCTTGGAGAACAAAGACCTGTGAGATATTAGCAACTAACTCTGTTGCTAGAACATCACCATTCTAATAGAAAGACTTATATATCAACTACATTATACATATTGTGTGGTAATTCAAAGCTTTAACATAAAGTTTAAGGGAGTTGATCATCCAGTAGAATTTGAGGATGACATGGAATTTGGAAAGTTTGAACAAATCATTCAAAAGTGTTCTAATTTCGGTGAAGGATCAAACCCTGTAGATAATGTACAAAACTACAGAAGAGAAATAATGTTAAATGCAATAAAGAAAGCACCTTTTGAGATCAGTGAGAGTGGATTAAATGGTCTAGGTTATAAGACAGTAAGCCTTATAGCTGATAAAATTCTCGATGCATACCCTTTAGGGAGCTACTTGAGCCAAATGATGAAGCCCTTCGAGGAATCTCTGAAGAAAATAAACTAATTTATATAGTATATTTAACTTGTGCATCTCAATTCGGTTGGGATAAGGAACAAGTTGATAGGCAACCATTCAAATATGTGAAGACTTTACTATTAATGTTAAAGGAAACAAAAGAGCAAGAAGCAGGGTTAAAACCGAGAGGTATGCCTTTAGGGGATCAGGCAGATCTTAGTAAATTCCCAAAGGGAAAGAAATTACCTATACCACAACCTAAAAAGACTAGGCGTGGCAGATAGGAATTATTATAAACTACGACAGCGAATCTAATATATAATGAGTGAAGAAGAAGGCGATGATGTTTTCAGTAAAATAGAGGAAATCCAAAAAAAGCATAATAAACTGTTAGAAGAAAACACTAGACAGATGAAGATGTTTGGACAGCGTATGGGTGTATCTATAGGCTTTGGAGGTTCTCGACAATCTTATGCTATGGGATCAAACGATCAATCTGTCATTAAGATATTACAAGAACAGAAAGACCTAATGAGAAAACAGATACAGAAACTTGAAGAATTAAAAAAACAATATAATCCAAAAGGAGCAGATCCAAACAAATATGGTAGTGATCCAGACCATACATCAGGTACTGGATCTATTAATCTAATTTTTAGACATTTAGGTCAGAGGATTGCTAAAGCATTTGAACCATTAACAAGAATATTTAGACCAATGATAAAAACTATGATGAATATTGGTGGTAAAGTTTGGGGTGGATTAAAGAAATCAGGTTTATTGCCAGGTGTTTTTGCTGGTATAGGAATTGCAGTTGGAATGGTAATAGCTAAGGTAATACAAGCCTCGCCTTTACTTACAGCCATGATGAAGATGATGAATATGGGAATAACATTAATGTTAAGACCAATAGGCGACTTTATTGGATCTGTTTTGCGACCTATGATGACTTATTTCATAAAGGATGTAGCAGTACCATTCTTCCAAGCTACGAAAGGATTGGTGAATGATGGTGGTAAAATAGGAAAAGGTTTATTGGCATTTTTCATACAGCCAATAGAATCAATAGGTGCTGCAATAATAAAAGCTTTAAACGTTGTATTACCAGCATGGATGGTGCCTGGTGGAGAAAAAGCAGTGGGAGCAGCAAATATGATGTTAGCAGATCCAGCTAGGATGTTTAGAGAAAGACATGGTATAGGAGAATTTAAATATAGTAAAGGTGGAGGAGCTGATCTAAGACCATCTGATACAGAATGGATTAATATGCTACAAGGTACAAAGGTGCAAGGACTTGGAGAAGATAACGATGTGTTCACAGGTAGTAGATCAGATATAGCATGGCTTATGAAAGAAAGAGAAAAAGATCCAATAATGGCAGAACATTACACAACTTCAAGGTGGAAGAAATTAGCAAAAAGCAGAGAAGAACACGCACTTTATGGTAAATATGGAACTACTTCAGGATTACCAGATCCAACAACAAAGGTTAATCCAGCAACAACTGGTGGAGGAGCAGGTGGTGTTGGAATACCAATAGTTATTGGAGAAGGACAACAAGATTTTTGGACATGGTTAACAGGTTTATTTAATCCACTACCAGATGCAGCAGCAGATACAGGTGAGGCACTTGATGGTGTAACTGATTCTTTAGATCTATTTGATGGAGCATTTGATGGTTTTCTAGAAGGGCTTGGTAAAGGTTGGGTAGATTTCACAGCAGGTATAAACCAATGGGCTGCTGAACTAGGTGCTGGATTTGATAAATGGGTAGAGGGATTATCTACGGACTTTGAGAAATGGACAGAATCTACTAAATCATGGACAGATGGTATTTGGGATTGGATTGCTAATTTTGGAAAAGTTAATGAGGCGTTTGCAGTAGAGGGTGAAAAGATTGTAGAGAATGAAAAGAATTGGGGATCAACTATAATGGATTGGGTTGAAAGTATAAAGATAGCAATATTAGGAACAGAGGTAGCAACAAATTCATATGCAGATGCAATAGAAATTGCAGCACAAAAAGTAATAGATGCAGCAAATATAGCTACTGGTGGTATATTTGGTGGTGGAAATACAGGTGCTGGAGGAGATGATCCAAGAGGTGATAAGAATGATAAAGATGTAGTAGCTGGTCAATATGATGTACAACCAACAAAAACTGATACAAGTCCAAGAGGTGAAGGAAATGTATTTGGAACTGGAACAGCAGCTACTGGTGCTGATGATACTGGATGGTCAAACACAACTCTAGGACAGTATAGTGATAATAAATTTGAATCTTCGCCTGGTAAATTTGTAGATATTTATAGTGATGGTAAAAAAGTAGATCCTGGATCAAAGGAGGGTAAAAAAATACAGGGAATATATCAGAAGCAGTTTGAGAATAAGCAGAAAACTGCAGAGATAAAAGCAAAACAAGCACAAGTTACAAAGACAATAACTTCAGCATATAGTCCGGGAGATGCAGCAAAAGCAAGAGTGATAGCTGGTGGAGGAGAAGCAGGTTTAAGAGCAGCAAAGTTTGTATCAGATAATAAACTATCAATGACCAGTTATGGGGATTTGGTAAAATTAGGAGATCAGTTTGGAATAAATCATCCAATGATAAAAACAGCAAGAGAGGGATTAAAAAAGCAAATAGCTATGGCTAAAAAAATAATGCAATCAAGGATAAATGCTGGACAGACACCATCCATACAAGGTGATATGTTAGGATTATTCCCAGATGCAGAGGACTCGCCTTTTGGTTGGAGTGATGAAAAACTCACAGCACAAGAAGCGATGTATCAAAAGAATTACGCTGAATACGCAGCACTATCAGCAGGCGAGTCACCAGATTATGCAGGATCGTTAGGATATTCAACTGGTGGTGCAGATACATCATCATTGAAAGGTCAATCTCTATCAAGTCTATCATCAGCTCCAACTTCTGGTTGGGGTGCTATTGGTGGTGGTACTACTACAAGTCTTGGTAGTCCCGGAATGTCAGGAGGTAATCCCGGCAGAAGAACTGGTGGTGGAGCTGGAGCAGCAAGATCATCAAGAGGTAGAGGTTCTTCTGGTGGAGGTTCTGGTGGAAGTTCTTCTGGAGGAGGAGGAGCTGGAGGCAGAGGTTCTTCTGGAGGAGGAAGTTCTAAAGGTGGAGCTGGAGGTGCAAGAGGTGGAAGATCTGCTGGTGGTGGTGGAAAAGGTGGAGGTTCTAAAGGATCAGGTGGTGGTAAAGGATCTGGTGGTGGAAGACGAGGTGGTGGTGGTAAAAAACAATTTGGTGGTATTATTGACGAACCTATTGTAGGTATTGGTATTCATACAGGTGAAGAGTATTTATTCGGTGAAAGTGGAAGAGAATTAATTACACCTATAAGTGCAGGTGAAGGAATTGGTGGAGGTGGAGATATAGTTATTAATATAGGTAACATAACAAAAGAGGCTGATTACATGAAACTTAAACCACTTATTCAAAGATGGATTCTCGAAGCTTCATCTAGGAGAGGTACAGTATAATGGGATTTAAAATACAGTTAAAGGCATACAATGATACTGTTTCTACCCCTCATGTAGTATATGAGGCAGGAAACCTTACAAACTTTGACTATTCAACAAGCATACCTGTTGTGACTTTTGGATTACCAGAGTTTTATTTAGAGGGAGCTATACTTACAAAGGCAGAGGGTAATACAGGAAAGGTTGTATTCTCATGGGTTATCAAAGACGAAACATCAAACCCATTTACAGTTATGAATACATGGGACATAATACTACCAGATGGTGTTGGTGCAGAAGAATTTTATCCTGACAGCGTTGCTTGGTCAGGTACAAACTCACTAGCTAATGCAATATACACATCAAGAAGATTATTTACTACAGCTACAGATTCTACAACATATGAAACATATGATGTAAAGACAGCAGATGGTCAGATGATAGCACTTTCTGAATACTTTGAAAAGAAAGGATTTACCAGTACAGAAAGACATAGATTTATATTATTAGATGAAACATTAAATGTAGATGGATCAGTAGCTTCAAGTAAATTTATATTCAATTTAGAAGGATTAATAACAAGACTATCATTTCAAAAATCAGGAACAGAACCTGTAACGTGGAACGCAACAATAGAGTTCCAAGCAGGAGATGTAGTTGATTCTGGTGAGTAATAATGGCGTTTGTGAAACTATTCATAAATTCTGTTGAGAAAACTCTTTACGAGGCTGACTTAACAAAAGAGGGAGAACGTGCCATTGATCAGATTAAATTAAAAGTACCAAAGGCAGTTAATCCAGTAATAAATCAAGAGTTGAAATATCTGCAAGATATGGCAGATATAAGAAACCTCATAGCTGTTTATAATCTACAGGGTAATGTGGAAGATGAGGGAGGATATTCACATCATGGAACTGCAACAAGTATAACATATGGTACAGATACATGGGATGGTCAATCTGCTGTATTCAATGGATCAAGTGGAAATATAAACATACCTCATAATTCTAGGTTTGATTTTTCTGGTGCTTTTGATATTTATGTGTGGGCTAAATGGACATCTACAACAACAGGTATGTACTTAATATCAAAGAGAATAGAGGGTGATGTATTCCAACCTAATGTTTATCAAAATAATGTATTCACAGCATTAGCCGATGCTGGAATTGCAATACAATCAAACGCTGCAACTGCTGGTGATGTTAGGGTTTTGGCTGGTGGTACAGCTATAACAAGTTCTACTGCTGGATTCAATGATGGTAATTGGCACTTGATAAGAGTTTCAAGAAATACAAGTAATGTTGTAACATTATATGTTGATACCATATCAAAGGGAACAGCAACAGTAACAGGTACACTATCAACAACACAGGATGTAAAAATAGGAAGTGATTTCTATGGTGGTTATTTTAATGGAGAAATATCTAGGGTTAGATTTTATTCTAGTATATTAACTGGTCAGCAACCTAAAAACATATACAATAAAAGAAACCCAAGAACTGTAATTAAATTCGGTGGAAGAATAACTAAACTAGATTCTGAATTAACAGCAAGACAGATAATAGCACAATCATTTGGAAAGATATTAGCAGAAACAGAAATCAACGGACAGGTATTCAATAATCAAACACCAGAATATATAGTAGAAAATCTAGTGGAGGCAAAGACATTATTAACATATCAATCAAGTAGTGGTGTTAGTGGAATCACATTAAAACAATATGTGGCTGACGGAAAATTGGTTGATATTTTGAAAGATTTGGCAGCAATTACAAATAGGGTGTTTTATACCACAGGTTCAAAATTATTAGTTTTTGATGATGCAAAGTTTAATGATTTGGATTTGGTATTAAATCATGGTAGATTGGTTAGAATATCAGATGATGGGTTTGATGATACAGAAATAGTAAATGACCTTACAGTATTAGGACAGAACTTACAATATAGTACAACTCAATTATTTAATGGAAATAATTCTAATACAATATTCACATTGGATAACAATCCTGTAATAGTAAAAGTTACAGTTGGTGGAACTGAAAGCGTACCAGAAACAGGTTATGACTTTGACACAATGAATAGGACAGTAATATTTACAACACCGCCAGCAACTGGATCAGGTAACATAAATGTTGAATATACTTTTGAGAAGCCTCTCTATATTAGGGGTACAAAACAAGACAGTATAGACACATATGGCGTTCACGCAAAGAAATTAAACTTACCCTGGATCAGTTCAAGAGAAGATGGTGTTCGTTTTGTTCAGGCATACTTGAATAGGTATAAGGACATATCACAGAAAGTAAAAGTTACAAGTGGGAAGTTATATAATAGTTTGCATGAAAACGATATAGTTCATTTAAAAAACACAATAAAGGGAATAGATGGTGACTTTGTAATTAAAAGTATTACTTGGAAATACCCTGAAATGACTACAGAAGTAGAAGTAGGTGAGTATTACTTTGACTTCTTTGAGTATGATAAGGAAATCGTAGCAAAAATACACGACTTGGAATCTACAGTAACCAGAGTAAAAGATGTGAGGGAATATGAATCCCCAGAGGAAGCGTTTGTATTTGCAGATGCACTAACTATGTTTATTGATAAATTCAAACTCACAGAAAGTTTAAGTATGACAACAACATCAAATATATATGATAAGGTATATAACACCTATAGTATGGGTAGCATTAGTACAACATTTCAACCTAGTTTATTCCAATCAAACGTATTCAGAACTACTGGATTTACAAGTTCAGCAACATCAGCAACCTACGGATCAAGAGTCACAGGAGCAGTGTATGTAAGTGGCTAGAACAATTATACCCTTTAATGGTCATTTAAGGATAAGAGCATGGGAAAAACAGGCAGACGGAACTGAAAAACTGATTAAAGATGACACCATTAAAAACCTCATAGTTGACGTAGGCAAGGATGCCATAATGAAAAGACTGGGAAATATGACAGGTGGTGGATATGTAA